GCCTGACGTTGTGCGTTCGAGCACGAACGTGCGACGAAAAGTCGGCAGGAAAGTACACTCCAAGCTCTACACGAGCCTTCCTGTCCCACTCAAGAATCGTACGGATTCTTGTGTGAGTGGACAAGACCCCCCCGAGGCAGCCAACCCCGGGGCTTGGAAGTGTTTGCTTTCCTGGTTTTATATCTTGTGGACGTACCTTGCGGAATGTACCACCAGTCGCGAGATAATAGACGTTTGCGCACATGGAGACATATGCGGAAACGTCACGATTGGTGATAAAGGTGTCTCCCGGCTGCGGCTCAGACAATTGCTTGTCCAAGACCATCTCGCGCAGCCAAGAGGCACCTTTCCTGTATTCCTTCGCCTTAGAAGGAACAGCAGGAATCTGCAAGGGACGTATGTACTTAGTGGGGTCATGAGGCCCATTGTGCCCAGCATTCTCACAGAGGTAGAGCTCCCGAAGGCTTTCCCGTACTCGCCTGGACACTCGGAGACGCCCCTTGCAAGGGTGTCCGAGTCCGCCAAGAGAGGCTGGGAGCTCTGCTGGTCTGCCTTTCTTCGCTGCAATAGATCGCTGAGAGCGGTAAATTGTACGTGCACAGCGTGCAAGCCTATTGAACGAAGATGGGTCTACCGAATGCTGGCTCATGACCCCATTACCATTCCTAACGAACTCCTTGAGGGACGGAGGTCTAAAGGACTTAAGTCCAACGTTGCCCGGACCAGACAACGCATAGGCTTCGCAGAACACGAAGCCTATCTTAGACCGGTAAGACTTTCCCTCATGAAGTTCGCTTCCTACGCACCGGGCCCTGTGTGCATAGGAAGGAACGTTCTGACGATGTGTCACTGCTGCAAGATCATCTCCGCAGATGATCCTCGCAGGTCCAAGCAGTGCAGACATCCAGTTGTTGATGAGACTCAAGATGGTAAACGAACACGGAGTCCCCATGAGGGAACCGCGGACCTTGGGTATCTCCACACACCCATCAACAACATCATAACGTTCTCGGCATCTACGTGCCATCTTATCCGTCATGTCACTAAGACGGTAACGGACATAATGCGGATCTTTGCCTACACCCAGAGACTCTCTGAGTTCGGTGTAGAGGAAGGCGGGGAGACCAGCTTTCCTCAGCCCGTCACAAACAGCAATGATCGCATCATGTCCAAACCCGTCTGTAGCGCGAGTAAGATCTGCCGAAAGGAAGACCTTACTAGCATGACGGTACCCGGCAAGGCGTTGGAGTATAGCCTCTTCCGTATGCGGAGCATATGGAAGGATCTGAGGTATACACGCCTTCACAACGGGCCAGAGGGACTGTCTCACAAGATCACCTCTGGAGAAGCACGATGCCGGCGGAATGGTAATGATCCTTGCCTTCATCCCGAGCTCCGCAATACAGCTGGCGTGATGAACCACCCTTTCTCCCACCGAATCCCGCAAGAGACTCGATGTGGCGTAAACCATATTCCTCTCGGCAGAGGAAATGACAGGATAAAGGTGGAACTTCGCCCGGCTGATCTTGCGACTCAGTGCGTCCTCGAATGCTCGAGCGAGTGCGGATGGCTCGTCCCTCATAGCGTCCGGCCTACCGGCACGGGTTCCAAACCGTGCTTTCAACCATGCAGGCCTGGCAAGACCAGCTATGAAGGAGTTATAGCCACCCGCAGCTCGCCCCGATTCGACGACTGCGGCAGACGACGAAGGCAGGGACCACTTAGTACATCCCTGGAACTTACCCTTCAGCAGTGTGTAAACGTGATGCTTGAGCGAAGCCAACTCCGAGGGCTCCGTCACGTGTCTGCTGGAGAGTGTCTCCAAGTGCTGGTCAACAGATGCTCGAATCACAGACTCTGGTGCGCATGGAAGTGCGCGCGCAATCCTGGAGAAAGCCAGTTTGCCCTTTACCGAGAGTCTGCGGTCAAGCCATCGAAGCATCTGCTTGGGAAAGTGGGAATTAGCAGGTACAAACGCCCCGCGCTGCTCGAGAGCAGCAGCACGAAGCTCCCCGCACACGGTCTTCACACACCGTGCGGTCTCGAGCCAGCCGTTACGTACACAGCTCCTCGACAACCACTTCCTAATTTCCCAAGAACCAACACGAGTTCCAAGGCCACAAGATATAAGACCACACCAGAGAGCTTTCCACAACTCTCTGGTTTGCCGATCAGATCGACGACTGGGACGCCCTGTCCTAGACCTCCTAACACCTGCAACCTTGGTTACAGGCTTCGGAGCGCTAGACGAGGCAGGACCCCTAACCGTCACAAACGGAAACGCTGGTAGGCGCTTTCGCATGATCCTGTCAGGGG